TAACTTATAATTATATTTATAAAAATTAAATGGTCTAGGAAAGAAATTCTTTAAATAATTTTTCCGTTGCAGGATCATCGAATATAATATCAATTTTTGTTGATGGATGAACACATTTACCCTGCCCATTTACACCAGTTGACAGGGTAGTTCTTTCAACATTCAACGGGATTTCGGTAAAAGTGTTACCATATGATAAAAAATTTTTAAACCGTATTTTTTCAAAAATAACCATTACTCAACCTGCATCGCTTCATTATACAAATTAGACATCATACCTTTTAATTTATTTTTATCTAATTCTTGTTGATTTATACTATCAATATATTTGTAGGTGATAGTTAAAGTATCATCTGTTTCGTCCACATCTTCTTCAATTTCAATATCAACTATTTCTTCGGTTAATGAAACATCAATAGGGGAATGTTGATAGACTTGATCTATGAATAAATCAAATAGATAAGGATTTGTTTTGTTTTTTACCTGAATCTTAACATATTTCCCAATAACATTTTTTAAATATTCTTTATCTAAATATGTTGATTTAACAATATCAGTTTCACCTGAATCATCATAAAGTATTTTACAAAATATTGAATATGGATTTTCAATAATTTCTAAAGACCTAGTTTCTAAATCGTAAACTCTAAAACCTTTTTGATCACCAAAATCTTGCCAAGTCATTTCATAGGGAGTACCAATATATTCAATATTACCACGTTTAGATGCGTGATGATAATGACCAGACAATACTCGTTCATAATTAGAAAACATTTTTACAGATAAACCATGTTCAGATAAAATGCTACTCTGATACATTTTAAACCCTTCAATCTCAAAGTGGCCAACGCACATATGGGAAGTGTCGTTTTTAATAAATTTTAAACAGTCATCATAATTTTCTTTGCATATCCATGGGATAACAGAAATATCAAATTTCTTTAACTGAGTTGGGTTTTTTATTACATTGACATTTTTAAACTGTTTTAAAAACAATTCACTGGAACTAACTGATAAAGATTCTTTATAAAATAAATCGTGATTACCGAGTAATGTTTCTAATTCAATACCAAGTTCACCAAACCTAGAAAAGAAATATCGTTTAGATTCAGATAAAGTATAATGATTACTATATTTTCTGCGATCAAAAATATCACCTAATTGGATTACAATTTTTATATTATTTTCTATAAGATAGGGAAAAAATACATTTGTATAGAATAGATCAAAAAATTCATGGAAATGTTGACTATCACCTCTAGCACCGAAAATGGGTGTCACCTAAGAAACAAATTTTCATAGCGACATACCTCCTTATTAAGTTAAAATATTAAAAATAAATAGTTACTGTAATTAAATATTTTTGGATATATTATGAAAAATTATTGCGTCTATATCATACATTATTCCTCCATGAATTTTTCTACACCAATAATTTTTTGCTTTTTGGGTGTAACAGCTTTATTAATTTTTTTAAATTCAGTTTCTTCAAATTTTTGAATAAAATCATACATATTATCATATACTTCTATCTGTTTTATTTGACCATCACCTAGTTCCAGTAATTCAGCTTCATCTAATATACCGAAGTTTTCTGTTGCTTTATATTTAATATATTGTTGTTTTTTTTCTTTCTGAATCCTACGAACAAAACACCACCAAAGAATTTGAGTAAAATAAGCAAATGGATTTTTAGTTTTTTCAGGGTTAAAATTTTGAAAGTATGTTAAACAATTCTCAATCCCATCAGCAATCATTTCATCTTTATAAGAATATCCGAAAAAATTTGGACGACGCGCTAAACCCTCGGCTAATTTCATAAAACATTCGCCAATATAATTCGGTATCCTTGGTTTGGATTTTCCTTCAGTTTCAGCAACAATACAATCTTCTTTATACTTTATAAGAGCATCACAAAAATCAGAATTATTAATATAATTTCTAGGAACTTTTTTTCTTTTGGAGGGTTGTATTTTTTCTTCAGGCTCTTCAAAAATTTCTTCAACTAGTTCCGGAATATCTTCCTCAACGATATCAAAATCAAATTTCAACTCTTCCATAATAACTCCAATTACACTTTAATAAATTTTATTATACTATGATTCAGTAAAAAAAGAAAGCTTTTTATTTTATTCTATAAAACATATTAATATAATTTTAATATATCAACGCTTGACTAGAGAATATACAAGTATCTAGAAAAATCAATAACTTACAAAAAATAGCTTGCTTTATTAAAAGTTTTAGGTTACTATACAACTATGGGTTTTCTTCGGAACTCCTTCGTCGTTCCTTCGAAACATAATTAATGTAACAAATTAGATTTCTGCGCAGCAGATTCCCGTAGGGAATTAAATTAATCGTACTTGATTACGTTAATGCATTGTTGTATCATCTGGAATATCTAAATCGCTACCTGATTTAATCCCATCAATACTTTCTTGGATTTTTGCTGCTAGTTCCGAAGTTGGATCCATATTTTGTAGTAATGCATCTAGGTATTCATACCCAAACATAATACTTGAATAAGTTGTAAATAGAATTTCATCCATTGAAAAATAAACTTCTTGATAAGCAAAAGCTTTTCTTGTCATCCAATCTACTAAAACCAAATCTTCTTCTTCGGTATCAGTGTCATAATTAAAATAAAAAGTTTTAGGGAATTTTAAGTGTATTTTTTTATTTTTATAATCTTCAAAAACAAAAGCAATAATATCTTCACCGCTTTTCATTCTAACAATTTTTATATTAAAATTTTCTATCATAATATCCTCAATTAACTAACATCATATAATTATATAGGGGGAATATTTAATTCAACATTAACAATTTTAAAATCAAATTTTTCTTCATTATAAATTTTGATACGTTCTTGGAAATGAGTCATAGTATAATTTTGATGCTTTTTATACCTTAAATCATCAGCTAAATCATATAAGATAGCTTTATCTTTATTTTCATTTAATCTTAATACTCGACCAATTGCTTGAAGATTTCTAACTCTTGATTTACTTGGACTAGCAAAAATAATATTATGTAAATTTTTAATATTAGTTCCAGTAGAAACTGTACCAACACTACCAATTAAAATAACATTATCTTGAGTTTCCATTGCTTTCCTAATAGATTCCCTTTCCTCAGCTTTTATATTTCCATGTATATAATAAATTTGTTTATCGGCTGCATATTTTGATTTAGAAATTAAATCGTATAATACATCTCCATGTTTCTCAACATATTGGTAGAGTAATAATGTATTACCTTTTAAACTAAGAACTAAATTTTTTATAAATTTATTTCGTTGTTCATTAGAAATTAAATATTCTAATTCTTGTTGATATTTTAATTTCTGTGTTAATTTAGTTAAGTGTTCTGGATATTTTAAAACAAGACATTTAATGGCTAATTCGGTAACCTGTTTTTTCTCCATTAATTCTTTAGTTGTTATAACCCGTTTAACTGGGCCAAATAAACTTTCTAATTGAAGAGAATGTATTTTTTGACCATTTAATGTACCTGTAACACCAACTCTATAGTCAGCATTAACGCATTTAGATATAATATCAGTTAACGATTTGGCTGCAGCTAAATGACATTCATCAGTTAATACAAAATCGAATTGTTCGAAATACGATTTATCTTTTATATTTTGTAATGATTGCCATGTACTAATATATAGCGAATTGCGGGCTACTTTATCTTTACCTGCAAAGATAGTGTGAATTTCATTATGAGCGTCCCAACCATTATGTGAAGAATAATCTGCAAAATCTGATGTTAACTGATGACATAAACTTGTATTTGGAACTAATAATAAACCTTTTTTCTTTCCATATTGAAGTAAATATCTAACTATAATATACAGAATGCAACTTTTCCCGCTGGAAGTTGGACTCAATAAAACTAATCTTTTATTGTTGAGAAAATTTAACACTCCATTAAATTGATAATCTCTAACTTCAATTTTATTGTTATTAGAATGTATATTTAATTCGGAAATAAATTTATGTAATTCTAAAGATTGGACCGGATTATAATTTTCAACATAATTATATTCAATAGAATATTCCCTGTCTTTACAAAATGCTTCAAGTTGGTTTAATAAACCCATATAAAATTCAACATCACCATTTGGTAATATTTTGGCTAGACGAATTTTTCCATCCCATAACCTGCTTTTATAAGCAGCCATGAACTTATACCCAGTTGCATAGAATGAAAAATAATCATTCAATTCTTGTGCAATTGATCTATCGCAGTGTAAAAATGCGTATGTTTCATTTATTTTATTGACTTCAATAATCATCAGTTTCCTGCCAAGAATCTATGGTAAGTAAGATACTCTCTGAGTTGCCAAGTTCTGTTGTTTAATTCTTTTAAAATAGATTCACAAATAAAAATGCACTCTTCATAGTATGCTTTTTTTTCTAATAATCTAATTAAGTAATCATCAGATTCTAGATATAAATCTATATTCCCTTTTGTCCCAATTTTTAAATCAAATTGTTCCCAATTATATTCGTCTAATGTTTCTTTATCTAAATTTCCTAGATAATATTCTCTACGAATTTTTTTCATCTTAGAATAATCGAATTTTGCTTTTTGCGCAGCAAGTCTATGTTGAGATAAAATTTCAACATATTTCGCATGTAGGATTGGTGTGTTGATTAATTCTTGGTGAGGTTTCGATTCATCAATCTGTCCATCTTTTTTCCAATATTCAATTATTTGCTCAAGCTTTACCATAAAAATCTCACATATTAAAATAATATATAGGTTTTAAATTCTGGTAATATCGTATCTTTTAAATTTAAAATTAGCAGTTGCAGTTATTGTGTGTTCAGAACCCAATCTAATATCCAAAGGTACTTGTGATAACGATATTGGAAACATATCAATAAAGTGTACTTTCATTTTAGGGGTATTATTTGCAGCTAAGATAGTTAGCTCAGCATCTGCGTATTGTGGGTATGGTACGTTCTCGCTGTATTTTGATGCATGGTTTAAATTTGTGTATTCACTAAATTCTGTTGGAAAAGTAATCCCTCTCATCCAATCATGTACTGCCATCCAAGATTGAATTTCCTCATCAACCAAAAATTCAATATTAAATGGTTCATAAACAAGTTTATCGCCAGGAATACTTAAATCCGAAAATGGAGTATTTTGTAATGTATTTTGAGTTGATAGTCCAGGAATATTTACTGATTGACAAAAAAATTGAGTTGATGTTAATCTTGGGAATGATAGTATAAATTTTGCTGATTGTAATAGATCGTTGTTACAAACAGATGTATCTTTAATTGTCATTGAGAAATCCTTTCCAAATGGAGTTTACAGGTATTTATAAATTCTAAATAGATTAAAAATCCCTTTACTTTTTTCAACATGTAATGTATAATAAACTTGTTGAATGTTTTTTTAAAATGATGGAGTTATAGATGGTACAAGTAGTAGTTTTAAGGCCAGAAGAAGTCAAACCAAGACCGGATTTAGTCGGGAAATGGTTAGACCATACACATTATCACACTTTAGTGGAAGAAGATTTTGATTTATATCTTCCTCCTGAATGTTCAGATTTTACCGCAGAAGAAAATTGTGATAGAAATATGGTATGTAATTCATGTACTAAAGGATTAACAGAAAAAAATATTGTTTTTAAGTTTAGAAAAAATTTCTTTAATAAAGAAGAAGCAGCAGCTGCATATGCCGGTTTAAGGGATGCTGCGGTAGAAACTCAAAATAGAGGTATGGCAGGTGGTCCAAGAGATGGAACCTGTGCTGGTAGAGAATGGGTTAAAGATGAACAATTCGATATTCTTGAATTTTTCATTAAAAATAACTCAAAAGATATTTTCGGTAATTATGACCCAAAAAAAGAAATTGATTCAATTAGAGCGAAATATAAAACTTTAAAGTCAGATGAAAGTCGCGGAGTTGTTTGGTTAGCTGAAAAAGTCAAACAGAATAATTTTGTATTTAATGAATTTGCTGATGCTCTTTGTTCAGAATCTCCAGAAATAGCTAAAGAAAGAGCTCAAGATATTTTGGATAACTATATCAGCAAAACAACTTATGCTAATGTTGTTAATTCTGGAATTGCTGGTTGGTATGATAGATACCCTAGGATTCCATGGGGAAGAGCAACTTCTTATACAAGAGATAATCCAGAAAAGTTTGCTAAAGCATATCCTTTTCTACAATCCTTAGCTAAAGGATTTAATGATATGTTGCCTTGGCGATATGGAAACCAAAAACGTGCTGCTGAATCTATTGATCCGAAATTTGTTGTTCCTGAAACTCCATTTACAACAATTACAGTAAATAAAAATTTTAGAACAGCTGGTCATTATGACCCTGCTAATATGGAAGACGGTTTTGCTAATCTTTGTGTGATGTCTAATAATGATGCATTTGAGGGTTGTTATTTGGTTTTTCCTGAGGTTGGGTATGCGGTAAATATTCGACCAACAGATTTATTATTGGTAAATAATCAAGCTGGTTTACATGGTAATACAGAATTAATATTAAATGATCCGGATGCTGAGAGAATTTCTATTATTGCTTTTTTCCATGAAGGTATGTTAGAACTTGGGTCATTTGATTATGAAAATACTCGTAGAGAATTTGTTGACTCTAGAAGATTAAATCCTGATCATCCGGAACAAAGATTTAGATGGAATGGAATTAGTCCAGGGTTGTGGGATTCGGATGAATGGATTGATTATTTGTTGACCCAACCAAACGGTAAAGATTGGTTACAACAATATCATAAAAATTTATATGATCGTAGATTTGGTAATAGTATTGATGCATTCTTTTAAGGTAAAATATGAGAAAAATTTTAGCAGTGATTGGTCGTCCAGGGGTTGGTAAAACAACCCTTTTTAGAAAATTTATTGAACACAAAGAATGGGAAAAACAAGAACTTGTTAAATTAGTTCCTAGTCTGTATAATAAAGAATTAGATTTACATATTCTAGGTAAATATGAAGATGGTGAAGTATTTGCTGGTACAGATAGAATGAGTATGGCAGTAATGCCTGCAGCTGTTGAATTTGTAAAATCAGTAAACTCAAATATTATTTTTGAGGGAGATAGGTTAACAAGTTCAACGTTCTTTGATTTATTATCTTCTTTACCCGATACAGATTTTCAAATTTTTGTTATTACAGCAAATGAAGATTTATTATCAGAAAGATACGAAGAGCGTGGATCTAATCAATCAGAAACTTTCTTAAAAGGTAGAAATACTAAAATTTCAAATATACAAACAAATATGGAATTTATGTTTATTTCTGAAACTTTTTTTAATAATAATTTTGATGATCAAACAGTTATTCTTGGTAGGATAGAACAATTCTTTAAGTAAAAGAAAAGGGAGCCGAAGCTCCCTTTTTGTTTCATCCTTGAAACTTAACTATTACATCAAATTTTTCACTGCAAAAATTCTGTAATAGTTGTTGCTACGAGGAGTAATAGCACCCAAGCCTTGAGTTAAACCTTCAGCGAATGGGTTTGCTACGATACCGTAACGAGTTTTGAAACCAATTTTTGGTTGGAAAGTACCTGGATCAACCGCACGAACCATTTGTAAAGGAACGTATGGGCAGTAGAAAATACCTGAGTCATAAGGGCTTGTACCTTTATAACCAACAGTTACTAATTCTACGTTTTGAGCAGAACCACCAAAATATGGATCGATGTAAACTTTGATGCGACCATGTAACAAACCAGCGAAGGTGTTACCAGTATCATCAACAGTTAAATCAGCACTTAAAGCAGGAGTATATTGTAATACACCAGCCATAGCTAACGCTGAAGCAACGTCTGAAGAAACGATCAAAATGTTACCTTTACCACGACGAGTTGCTTTTGCGATTTGATTCGCTTCGCGTTCGATATGATAAATTAAACCTTTAAATCTTTCAACTGACCAACGGCCATTAGAGTCTGTATCTAAATCGAAAACACCTGAAGTAACAGTACCGAATTGAGCACCTGGTTTTGCAACTGTGTAGATAGTACGAATAACTTCACGGTTCATTTCAGCTAAGATTTCTGTAGACAGAATATTTGATAATTCTGTTTCAGCATCTAAACCATGAACCGCTTTCAAGTCTTGTGCCATTTCTAAACTGTATTCAGCTTTTAATGCGCGAGTTTTTGCAGAAACAGTAACTTTCTCGATTGAGATAGCCATTTGAGCAAACGCAGCATCCAATGCTTCACCAGTAGCAGTAGCCATACCAACACCAGTATCAAATGATGTGTTAGCTAAAGGACCAGTTGAGCCAACAGCTGAGTTAGCAATACCGCTTGGAACTGTACCATTAGTACCAACAATACCTGAGAAGATAGTGTTAGCTTCGTTGTAGAATGCTTCATCACCTGATTGTGTGCCATAACGTGAACGTAAAGCAAAGATCAAACCAGTAGGACCAGTCATTGGCTGAACGCCAGCAACGTCATACGCGATCAAGTTAGGTAATGCACGACGAACCAAGCTGATTAAGATAGGATCAAAGTTAGAAATACCACCAGCAACGTTAGTTGGAGCAGTTTCGTTCAAAGTTTGACGATCTTGTTCCATTGCGATTTGTTGATTTTCCAATACAATAGCAGTAACTGCTTTTTTGTATGGATCAGCGATTTTAGCCATTTCAGGATGTTCCAAAATTGGACTCCATTTAGCTTCTAATTCTTCATTTAATAAAGCCATTTAAATTAACTCCTTTTATTTTTATTTTAAAATATTATTTATTTTAATAATGTTTTTGAGATTCTAGAAGCATAAGCAGCAATCAATGGATCAACAGCTTTAGTTTCTTTTTCTTCGTTTAAATTTACTACATCGTTTAAAGATTCGATTGAAGCAGGTTTAACTGTTGCAACTGAGAAATAAGATTCTTTAATTGCTTCAATTTGATCAACAAAATCACTTTCGCTTACAAATTCTACGCTCTCTGCAATAGTTTTAATTTTTTCAGCTTGAGATAATGTTAACCCTTCACATACAGAGTGAAGAGCTTCAACTTTCTTTTGTTCTGACAATTTTTGTTTCAAATCAATGTTTTTTGTCATTTCTTCATTGACTTGTCTTTCTAATGCCTCTACTTTAGAAGCTAATTCTTCTACTACATCAAATTTTTCTTCAGGAATGTCGATATAGTGTTCTTCGAATACAGTTTTTAATGAATCAATAAAACCTTCAGCAATTTCAGTTCTTAAACCTGATTCTACTGCTAATTTATTTTCTTCCATCCAAGATTCAGCAACGTAATCTAAATACTCATCAACTTTAGTTGCGAAATCTTCTTTCATTTCTTCATAAGCTTCTTCGAATTGAGCAACATATTGTGCTTCTAATTCTTCAGCCAATTCAGCAACTTTAGTTTTTACAGCTGCTTCAAAAATTGCTGTTGCTTTACGTTTAAATTCTTCAGAAAGATTTTCGCCAGCCATTAATGCTGCAATATCTTCGTTAGTTTCTTCTTCTTCTTCGTTAACAAATCCACCAGTTTTAGCGCCAGTTGGATTAACAGTTTTAGCAGGAGCTGATTTTAATTTTTTAGCAGCTTCTGGGTTGTTAGCTGAATCACCAGCAGGTTCTGTTGAAGTTTTACTTGGTATTTGGTCTACATCAGTATTTGAAATAGTTTTATTGGCTGGTTGTGCTGATAAATGCTGTCCTGCTTCAGACCCAACTGGTGGAGTTTGACCTGGGGGTGTAGCTGTTGGACCATTTACTGCAGGTTTTTCTAAACCTGGATTACCTACATTTTGTGCAGAACCATGAATGGTATCATTCAATTTTTGACCTAAACCAAATGAATCTTGGCCAGAATCTTTAGATTTTCTGTTTGCATTCAAGATTTCCATTGCTGCTTCAGAAAGGTTTAAATTTTTATCTTGTGACATTAAATATCTCCTTAATATTATTTAATAATTATTTATTAAAATTATAATTTTCGTAAAAAGTTTTCAAATATTTGTAAAGCAACTGGTTCAACATCAGCAGCTTTAAGTTTTTTTAGCGTTTCTCTAGATTCTTCTAGATATTGCTCAACCCAACCTTTCCCTTCAATATACATCCATTCTTTACCTTCCATCAATCCTTCAACATAACAATCTTTACCAGATGGATCTAAAACAATATCAACTGTGACTAAACGAAAATCTGGTTGGACATATTTAATACCATTAGATTCTTTAATTGACCCCATACCACGAGTAGAAACGCCAAAATTTACACCAGCATCAATAAATGATTTTACGATATTGCCATTTGGTGTATCTAAAATTGTAGCTTCACCGAAACAACGGTGATCATCAAAATCTAATTTTGTAATAAGATGAGATACTTTATCTGGATTAATTTGTGGACCTTCTGGGTGTGATAATTCACCTAAAGCTCTACGAGTATCAATATAATCTCTTTTATATCTAGCAACTTCAGGAAGCATATTTTCTTTTACATAAATTCTTCCGTTTCTATTTTGTTCATTGCAATGAATAAAATAACCTTTAATTGAATGTTGTTTTTTACCGCCAACTTCTTCCACAAGAACATCTGTCTCGGTAAATTCGTTTAACACTTTCATTGTTCTGTTAACTCCTGTTGTTGATCAGATTCCATTATATCTGATGTTATTTGTGCAGCTTGTTCTAATACTTCTAGAAAACTTTTATCTGAGACAGTTAAATGTTCA